CGCATCTCGTCCGGCCAAGCATCTAAAATCGAAACGGTCGTAGGTAATCATTTCTGCAGTATGCCCGAACCGACCCTATCCCATCAAATCGCCAAGTCCCGGCGTCACATACAGGCCGCCGTTCCCTTGCCACAGCACGCACGCGATATACAGGCTGGTGCTAACGGGAGCGTTCACGACAATCACTGAGTTAGGCAGCATTGGGTAACTGCACGTCAGCGGAGGCGGGCCGGTCCATGGCGTAGCGACAACGGATGCGTCGCCGAATTCGATGTAGGCGAATTCGTCCGAGAAATTAATGATACGAAGCTGTGTCGTGAATAGCCACGGGATAGTGGCGACGGGTAACAACGCACGTGCAGATGCCGTCGACGTCTGGAACCCTATGGTCGGGCCGGACCGCGCGAAGTTGCGGGACGTCAGCGAGGATACTAGATTAACAGAGCTAGCCACGAGGGCCTACCTCCCTGGTAGGGGTTTACCTCACAGACAGTACACCTTTATGCCTGCTGGCGCACATAAGAATTTATTGCAATGCGATTATTATCGTTATATCACTTCCCGCTTGCTTACCCGCGGATAATTAGCTCTTTTGCCTCCGTCCACTCGCCATTGCGTTCTACGTATTTCTTTCCCTCGATTTTGAGTTTTTCGCCCCGGATGGAGTACCGAAAATCCCATTCTTGAATGTGCGCAAAAGCATATAGCCGCCTGATTTCAGGGTGTGCATCGTATGACAGAATCCAGTTAGTGCGCGCTCGCAACGCCGCCGCTAAAGCCTCGTGCCCTGCGGCGTCCATGTGCTCCGGGTAGAGCGCTGGCCCTTTGGTGTAGTAGGGCGGGTCTAGATAGAGCGCGGCGCCGCGCGGCAGCGTCCACACCCAATCTATGCATGAAATTTCGCTCACGGTGAGTCGCCCTCGGAATAGCTCACGGAGTTTTATGATACGGTCCGCGAGCGATTCAGCGTTAAACCGGCAACCTATTTTCCATAGCGCGGTTTCTTGGTCGTTGCCTCCTATCGGGCTCGCGTGGAGTATGCCGGAGAAATTAGTGCGATTAAAAAATATCGCCCGGTACGCCCGGTCTGCGAGCGTGTCGCTTTTTTCGCCGCGCATTTTCTTGTGCATTGCCGGCGTCGGAATGGTTTCGCGCACCCGTTTCGCTAGGGCGCCTATTTCAAATTCGGGACCGCTAGCGATTAATTGCCAGAACCCCGACATATCGCGGTCTAGCTCGCACACGCTAAACCCCACATCGGCGCGCTCCACTGCCACGGAAAGCGAAACGGCGCCCGACCCGAAGAATCCTTCGTAAAATACGCCGTCTTTTAAATCTAGGCTCGCTATCAAGTCTTTAAATTTTAACTGCGCGGCAAGCTTAGATTTGCCCCCCGGGTATCGGAAAATCTGGTAGTCGCGGGGCTTCACTCAGACAAACCAGTCCCGCGGCATGTCCTTGGCGTAAAGAGCTAGTTTCGTAGGCGCCGGATTTCGCAGCGGTTTTAAGTATCGCGCGAAATCGTGCGGGACGGCGAAGCGTGCCACGACCGCGCCGAGTATCCCGCCTTGCGCTAGGCGCACTCCGTAAAACATTTCCCCGACGTTGACGCCGATAGGGCATCCGTCACGCATCTCTATGACCCACGAAACCCACTCTAGATCGTCCCACGTAGGCAGCCACACGTGACAAGTTTTCACCGTTATACGCCCTAAGTCGGCGCCGAATGTTTTCTCTCCGGGGGCGTACAGAGTCAAATCCGGCTCTGGGCAAGGACGCCCATAGTGGCGCTCCCACGCCATCGCATCAAACTCGCCCAACACGCCATAAAGTACGTCTTCCGGCTTGCAATTGTTGCGGGCGCGGTAGACGTGTGCGTCGCGCTTCATGCGCTTTTCTATAAATTGCTTTACGTCGGCGCGTTGCATCGTAGCGCGATTGTCGAATATCACCGCGGGGGTCCATAACAACATGGCAAATGATTGTATTTAGAATTGACGCGCGCGTCAAGTGACGTGCGTCACAGCAAGTGCTGCCTCAAGTCGTTTAACTTCGCGGCGCAGCCGAACAACCTCCCTCGCCAAATCTTCGTATGGAATTTCTTTGTGAAAGTCGACACTAGCGATGCGTCTCGCGGCGCGCCGCAGCTGCAATAGCTCGGACCATTCAGCATCGGCCGCCCGTAAATTTTCCAATCCTATTTCGTTCATTTCGCTCTACTCCTAGCTTGGTTCAAATACTCAGTATTGCGCGGCGACCGCCGCTCCGCGCTCTCAATCGTCTCAAACGCTGGAATCACGGCGCGCGACGTGCAGCGGCAATTTATCAGCTGACCGGGCAACACGTACGCGCCCTCCGCGCTATCCCACGACCCCTGCGCGATTAAATACGCTTTGCCGCTCATAGCGACGTGCGTCGCGCGCGGCGTCTTGCCGCCCGCGCTGTGCTGCCAAATCGCGTGAGTAATCCCGAGTTCCTGCCTGCGCGCGCGCTCAATCGTGGCTTTCGCTTTGTTCGTCTGGTCGCGGGCAATCAGCGCGGCACGGTCACGGGTAATGCCGTACGTCTCACGCAAATCTCGCGATAGCGCGTGCATGTCCTGCCCGTGCATTACCGAATTCCAAACCTTGGTTTCGACGTCCTTGAGGTACTGCTGCGGAATCGACTTAATCAAATTCACTTGTTCAGCAACCGTGGCTTGGAACGCGGCAGCCGTGGCTGGCGTCGGCTGGAATTTCACAGTGAACCCGGCGTCCTTGAACGCGGCACGCATCTGCGTTTGCGTGATACCGAATGACTTTTTAGCGAACCGCTTACCTAGGTCTAGGCTCAGTTTGTCGAATTTCGACACCCACAGCCCGCCCCATTTTCGCAGCGCGGCGCGCAGGAGCAGCGACGGATTCCGCGGGGCGGCGTCGACGGCGAACTCTTGCGGCTCGAGCGCGCCATAGACCGACAGCACGCCGCGTACGAGTTCCTCGTGCATCTGCGCGACGTGCGCGTATAACTCCGCGTAATACCAATCATGGACCGCGGCGCTCGGATGTATCGCGCGGACCGTGACCGGCTTACGCGAACCCTCGGGCGGGTCAGCGCGGAGGAGCGGCACGGGCAGCGGGCGCGAGCGGCGCCCCTCCGAATCGTTCGTAAATTTCTTGCGACAGCGCGAGCGAGCGCCAGCACAGCGCGTCAGCCTCGGCGAGCAATTCCTCAATCCGTAACGGCGGGTACGGTGTCTTGGCGCGGTCTAGCGCTGCAAGCATGTCAGCAATATCCATGTTGTGGCGCGCGATACCGTCCGCGTGGTCCATCGATTTACCGCGCGCGTGGTGCAGCGGCTCGCCCGGATTGTGCTTGTCATTGCCGCGCTTTGAATGGCACGCGACGCCCGCGAGCGCCGCCGGAAAGTAAGCGTAGCAGCCGCTATGCAGCGGAACGTCTTTACGGTCGTTGCTATCGGTCGGTAGAGTTAATTTCATTTACCCGGCACCGACACCCACGCCGTGGATTTCGCTTGTTTCGTCACGATATCGGCATATACAGGGGCGTCGAATGTAATCCCGTGGTCAGGATGAGTCACCCAAAAATTTTGAGACGGCGGCTCAAACCCAAAATTATTATCGGCGGCATACTCGTCGTATCCCTTGAGCGATCCGCTCCCGCGTAGTCGTGCCGTCAGCATGCGCTTATGAAAGTGTCCAAATTCCATCACGTCATAATCTTGTCCGACCGCGGCGTTACGCGTATTTTTCTTCTGCTCGCCGCGCGTCACGGGTCCAAGCGGACCAATAATACCATCGCCGCCACGGAACTGGTCGCCGTGAGTAAGTAAGTAGCGCGTACCATAGATTCGATACAACGCGTCAGAACCGTCGGGAATATAGAACGTAACACGCTTGTCTGCCTCGAAATGCGCCGCAAGAAACTGATAGAGCAACCATCCGAACGAAGTGTGATTGCGGTCTTTGCTCCAAATCTTTTTAGTATCGCGGTCATGGTTTCCGCTCACGCAGGGGAGAAATACACGGCTGAACGTGTCGGCCATGAGGGAGATTGCCGGCACGAGCACGCGGTACAAGTCCATGAGCGTGGGCATTGTGTTTAGTTCGTTCGTCGCCGCAAGTTCGTCGTGTATATTGCCCGAAACCATGTCTCCGCCAAGCGGCATACAGATGCCGGGATACGACATTGACGGGTCGAGAATCTTGCAAAGCGCGATGGTCGTCTCGATTACTTGGCGGAAACGACGGTGCGCAATCGCAAGATTGTACGAATTCACGCCGCCAATCTGCGAGGCGCGAACTTGCTCGCCCCAATGCAGGTCGCTTAGCATAAGCTTCGGCACGCCGGGCGCCTTAGCCTTTTTCGGCATAAAAACCCATTTCGGCAATTGCAGTTCGTTGACTGCTAATTTGGCCGTGCCCACGTATTCGCGCAACAGCGCGGCGCTGTCCCTCTCTGTACGCGCTTCCTCGAGTTGACAGCGTAGGTCGGCGATGATTGTCGCGGGGTCGTGCGCCCGCTTAAGGTCCGAAAGTGATTTAGCCACCGATAGTTTCCTTCCATTCGTCCGCGAGTTTCTTGGAAGCAAACCATACACGACGGGCGCTAGATTTACCATTCGTGCCGGGAGTATCAGCCCAAAAATCCGTAAACTGATCGCGGTATCGCGATATGTCCATGCAGGCAATCGGAGGTTTTGACAGTCTGATAAAATCTTGCTCGTACGCCCAAGTGTCGGACGATGCGGCGAGCGCGGCAAGCGCGGCCCGAATACGGTTCGGGACAACTACGGTTTTGTCATGAACCGCGCGCAAATCTGCAATCGTCTTACCTTTCGCTTTAGTCAAGTTCAATTCTCCTACTTTGGTTTAATTAATGCGCCGCGGTAATAGCGCGGGGTACCGTGTCCCGCGACGGCGTTCTTGCTCTCCGCGTTCGTAGGCGCGGCAAGCCCCGCCGGCTCTCGGTCGCGCATGCCCGCGTCGCGGACTTCGCGCATAGACTGCTTTTTCAATCGCATCCGATACGTCTCACGGCGTGTTTTCGGTCGCTGTCAACTGCGGTGTTTAGCCCACGCCACAAGCAGCGCGACGCCGCTTAGCGCGCCGAACAGATACGCCGCGATAAACCATCCGGCTTGCAACGCATCAGGGCACGTCACGCGGCGGCGCCGTCCTGCCGGCCTTGCTCGTACGCCGCGCACAACGCGGCCTCGTCAATCTGGTGATACGGCGGCGAATCCTTGCCGTTCACACCGTCGGCGTACCCGCGCGCATATGCTTGAATTTTAGGTGTTATGTTCATTTGCTAGCCTTCAAAAGGTCGCGGATTAGTTCTTTCATGTACTTCGCGTCCTCGTCGTTTACCTTATTCGCGGTAAGCAATTGGAGCGCTTTTTGTAGCTTTTCGACAGGCAGCGCGGACAATCGATTCATGTCGTCCTCGCGGTTTTTGTGGCCGCTCATAAACTGGTTGACGAACGGCGCTTTAGATACGCCGCCCTGCGCGGCACGCGGGGACTGCTCGCTAGCTGCTTTCGCCTTCTGCGGTTCATGATGCGATTTAGGCGTCGGTTTCTCGCCCTCGGCGCCCTTCCCCATCATGCCTGCAACTTTTTCGCTGTGCGCCTGCGCAGCCTTAATCTTCGCCGGGTCCAGCTTGCTGACGGGGTCTTTGTGGCCTTCGTCGTCGGGCTGCCCGGCAAATTTATACTCCTTATGGACCGTGACTTGCGTCTCGGCGCGGTCAGCTTTGTTATTGCCTGTCGCCGCGTGGCCGCCGCTGCCAAACTGGCCGCCCTGCCCGCGTGGGTGTTTGTTTTCCTCAAACCTCGCTGCGTCCATACTGAATCCTGCTAGCTCGCCGCCGTCTTGGTCGGCGTCAGCATCATCGTCGGATTCAGGCGGATTTCCTGTGATGCCCGTCACGGGATTGCCATTTTCATCTAACTCTTGCTCAGGCTCAGGTGCCGGTCCGGTCAGGTTCGAGTATCCGCTATCCGGGTCGGACTGCAGCCGCACGCGCGCCTCGTCAGGCGATATGACGCTCGCATTGATATATCCCGCGTCCATGTCGGCGTCAGACTTACGGATTTCGCTCAGTTCCTTCTGTGTCGGTTCGTCCAGCGTGACCCAATGGATTACTAGATCATCGTCGATTTTGCCGAACAGCGAGCACTGTACGGCGTTGAGCAGCATTTTTAGGTTAGGCTCGCTGAGTCTCACTTGCATCGAGCCGATTCGGTCGTACCATACCGTGATTTCTCCCTCGCTCGAGGCGTTCAATCCGCTCGGCGTGATACCCGTGAGTTTCACAAGGGGGATACCCCACACAGCCGCCATGTGCTCTTGTGACTGCGCCTGCAACTTATCGAGGCTCGCTAACGTCGCCTCGGCAAAACTGATTTCCTCGACGTCTTTCTGAATAGCGGCGATTGCCTGGTTATTGCGCGTCTGCGTGAATATCTGCAGCCGCGCGAGCAGCCCGCCGCCCTGCGGCCCGCCATCTTCTAGCGTTGCGTGTAGGTCCGTCGCCAGCACGGGGATGCTGAAATTATTGATTAGGTCGTTGACGGCTTTGCGCGTGCGCAACCACATGTTGACGGACATTTCGCCAAGCTGAATTAGCGAGATGCCGCCAAAGTTGTATGCCGGCTTGAGCAAGTCCGGAACTTCGCGCCCTATGAACGTGAGCAACCGCGTAGCGTGCGTCTTGCGCCCCATGATGTACCAGGACGTCGGCTTGTAGAAATCCTCGCGCTCGGGGTACTGTGAATTCCACGAATAGGGCGTGGACCAGTACGGCTCAATTGACTGAATCGATTTCAGGCTGCCGACGGGTATTCCCTCGGGGGTAATCTCGAGCGGCAGCTGTCGTTTCTGTTCGTCCGCGTCGGCGATATTCAGATATATCTGACCGCGCCCGAATTCGCTGTCGAGCAGAAAACAGCGATAGAAGTGTGCCCGTACGTTCAGTCGCTCGCATTCCGCCATAATTTGCGCGATTTCCTCGGACTTGTCGCCGCCGGACTTCGACTGCAGTTCGAACCATTTACGCGTCATTTCCGTGGCGATCGTCTCGCACGGTTCGCGGTATTCGCTGATTTGGGTTAGCTCGGCGAGATACGGATACCCCGGGAACCATAGACCCCCGCCATACCCGCTGTTCAGCCCGACCCCGCCGAAGCCCCAAGCGGCGTTATCGAGCGCGAGCGCTGGCCGTTTCGCCTCGCCCGGGCAGACGGTGTCCATGGCGAACGTGGTCGGGGAGGGCAGCACGCCCGGCGGGAGCTCGGGGAACGCGCGGTATTCAGCGCTCGCACGCGTTCGCTGATAGGGGTTATCGACCGCCGGCAGGGATAGCGCCTCGGCGAGCAGCTTACGCATGGCAAGCTGTTTGCGTGGTTTTGCGGCCACGGGGGCGGGCGGACCGGGATTCGGGGCGAGCTTAGCCGCTAGCCATCGGCGAAACGTGGTGAGCATAATCAGGAGTCTAGCGGAAACTGTGAGGCGCGTCACTCCGGACCGCTGCGGGGCACGGGTATGGATTCCGGATGGGTGCAATGCGCTCAGTCCGGCGCGGTCGGGTTCCGGGCGGACGCGAATCGCGCCCCGTGTAACTGGCAAGGCTTTACCGAATAGCGTATAACTGACAGCGTTGTCAACATTAGGAGTAAATAAGCATGAACGAATCAGACGCTAATCGCGCCATGGTCGACATGGCAAACCTGCGCACGCTGCCGTCCGACCCGTTCGAAGTAACGCAGCCGCTGCCCGTTATGGTGCGGCGCGGGCGGCAGGCTGAGGCGCGCGGTATGTGCGAGAACGGCACGGAGGGCCTCGCGCTCGCCGTCGAACGCCAATGCTGGCCAGACTTCCGCGACGGGCGGCCACGAACTGAGGCGGACTACCACGCTCGCAACCAGCGGGACGGGTTCGGCGATGAGTAGCCTAGACCGCGCGCTGCTGTTCGCAACGGCCGTTATGTTCGTTTGCTGGCTGTGGGTCACGTTCTCATGAGCGGGCTAGCCCGCCATTTTCGATGGGACTGGCAAACACAGCCCAAGCCGGGCGAGCTTGAATATCTGACGTCCTATTTAATTCCCGCGTCTGTGAACTGCGACACTACAGAGCGCCGCGAACGGGTCGATACTACGACCTATGAAAACCACTACCGCAAAACAGATTACCGACATTCAATTCGAAATCCGCGTGGTACGCCTCGCACTTAATCTAGCGGCCTTCGCCGCCGGGTTCATTCTGATACTGGCGATTTTTTAAGGAGTAATCACAATGATTCGCGCAACGCTGTTTATCCTGCTGCTCGCCTCATGCCATCATGTACACGCCTCGGAAATCTGCACGCCCGATGATATGCGCACAGGCTCGGCGCTAACCGAAGCGCAGAACGCGAAGGGCAACATGTGCATAACAGCCGGTCGCGTGCTCGCTAAGCTCGTAAACGATAGCGGCCTGCCGTGCATGAACGTCGAAGGTTGGATCGCATATCCGGAACGCCATTGGTATTTTGTTACGTGTCTTTGGCTAGACACCAGCTACGGGACGCCTCCGGATCGCGTACAGCGACACAATAATTACCAATCTATCAATAATCAGTCATTCGAATTAATGGAATAACTAATCCTGGTCATCATACCGGCAGTTGTCGTTCACTGGAGCATGATATACAACCCAAACAACCAGGCCAATAAATGCCAGTAATAGCCCAATAACGATACTATGCATAACCGGAGTACTCGATTAACGCGTGTCCTGGGACGGACCGCCACCACGGCGGGAGTATCGCCAACGGCCGCCCCAAGACGCGCGAGGGCTTGAGGGAATGCCGGTGACCGCTATCGACACTACACAATCGACGGCTTGCCGTCAATCAGCGCGACCCGCTCGTGTCGTTGTTTCTTACTCCCATACCCGGCGCGTCAACAAGGCGCTCGGCGATAACCTGCAGCACTACTAAACGATTCTTAGCAGCGTAGCGCTTGGCGAACACGCCAGCGTCGTCCGTGCACTCGGCGTCGACAGTCTGCGTGACTTCCTGGACGTACGTGATTTGGTATCGTTTCATTTACTGTAATCGTTCGTTAAGAACGCCCAAACAACGACGCCGATAAGTACGATAACTACGGCGCCTCCAATAATTAAATATATCATCGCCTCACATTACTCGCCGCGCTGACCGCAGTCAACAGCGCGCCCATGTTATTCAGCGACGATTTACGCGGGGCGAGCGCCATCACTACGGCGTCGGCCATGTCGGGGCTAGCTTCCTCGTCTGGGTTCTTGTCAATCTGAATCTTGCCCGTCATAGTTTCTTTAATCGTAGCTTGCGACAGCTGCTCTAACAGCAATTCACACAGGGGCAAATCCGACGGGATGCATAGTATGCGCTCGAGCACGTACGGCTTGCCGCGGCGCGCTTGCCACGCGTTATAGCAGGCGAGCCGCGCTTCGTACCAGGATTGCGCTTTGCGGTTCGCGAATAAATCTACGGCTTTTCGCTTCGTGCCCGGGACAATCTGTTCGGGCCGGACGACTGCCTCGGAACCGCGGTACGGATGCGTGCCAATCGTGCCGTGCGTAAAATATTCCGCGGGCGTCGGTTTAACGAGCTTCGCTTGCGCCTCGGTCCGCGCCTCGTTTATGAGCCGCGCGTCACTGTGAACGGCAGCGCCGCCCATACCGTCAGCGTCATAATCGAACGCCGTTAAGCCGTGTTCCTCGGCGAGCTTCATTGCGCGCTGCACGCTGTAACCTGTATCGCTGCCTTTACCGCTCCACTGCGATGCGTGGATTACGCGCCGACCTTTCAGCACGGCGAACGCATTCAAATCTAGCCCGCGATCGGCAATGTCAAGCGCGGCACGCAAGCCGCCAGTCATCTCAATACCTAGGAACTTATCAATATCTACCGTGGCATCAGCCCATTCGCGCGGAATAACGGCGCCCTCGAGCGTCGCTTTGAAGTCGCACATGTACTCCTGTTTCCACGTGACTTCGTCCAATTCCTCTTGCATCTTTGCGGCCCATGCATCGTCACGTCGCGGATCGTCCCGCCACGTGTAATCAAATCGGCGTATAGCCGGTTGTTTGTGGGCGCGCCGAAAGAACGAGTTAGCGCTCCCGTTCACAGAGGACATGTCGATACGGCATCTAGTATTCGCGCTTAAGTTTTTGTCGATGATATTAGGATGCTCAAAATGGGCGCTCTCGTCCACGATGAATATTGCTTTACGGCCGCCGCGTCCCGCCTGGTCGCCGGCCTCGCCCGTGATGCTCGAGCCGGTCAGCGGAAACGTGACGCGTTTATCGGCTGAGCAGCGCGCCACATCGAACCCTGCATTAAATTCTATCGGTAGGTGCTCGAGGAACGAACGTAGCTTGTAGAACAGCGAGTCCGGGTCGCCGCTGCGGTCAAT